CGAACAGCTTCTTGAACATGTTGATCTGATCTACATCCTGCATAACCTTGGTCTTCTCTAACTGCTTGACCAGGTTGTCCAGGCCCATGAACTTCCCTTTGTCGTCGAAGAATTGAAGGTTGATCCCGTATGCCTTCATCTCCTCGTTGATAGCCCGCATTTCCTTGCTGTTCTTGGCCAGCCGGTCTTTCGATTCCGCCGTGCGGCTCAACAGCATGGAGAAGTTCGTGCCCCAGCTCGACCCCTCCAGCGACACCCCGGCCCCTAGGCCCTGCATGGCCAACAGTTTCTTGGCGTTTTCCAGTCCAGTCAGGCCGAGGATGTTCTGGGTGGCCCCGGAGTAGCTGGAGGCGATCTTGATGTCCTGCGGCGTCATGCCGAAGGCAAACCGCGCCCGCTGGGTGAGGTCGGCCATCTTCTCCAACTCGTTGTCGGCCAGGCCGTAAGACTCGCGCAGCTTGGCCACCATTTCGGCGGCCTCCTGGGCGGGCATCTTGAGCAGCACCGAGAGATAGGACGCAGACTTGAGGCCGCCGTTGACGATAGTGTCCAACTCCGTACCCTGTTCCTTTAGGGCGCGGGCTGCGCCGATAAAGTCAGCCGTGGTACCAGGCAAGATGTTCCCCAATTGGATGGCCTGCTTGTTGATGGCCTCGAACTGGTGCGGAACCTGCCCCAAGTTGTTCATCATCGCCACCTTCAGGCTGGTGGTGGCGTCTTCCAACTGAGCGAAGGCTTGCAGGGGCTTGGCGACAGAACCCGCCGCAATCATGCCGCTGGCCAGGGTGGCGCGGCCAAACTGTTCCGCCTGGTCGGAGAGGTTCTTGAACTTCTCCTGTACCTGGCCCAAACTGGCAATAGACTTGCTCGATGCTGATGACACCACCGCCGACATCTGGTCGTAGGCTTTGAGCATCAGACCGATGGTCATCAGACTGGTGGACACGATCTAAACTCCTGACATGGACAACTTGCTGAAACTTGGCTTCGCGTACTGGCTGGCTCCATCCTTGGTGGGTGGAGTTGCCGTTGTGCTCGCGGTGGCCTTCGGGCTGACGTTCAGCGCCGCCATCATCGGTGTGGCCCTGGCCGCTGCTGTCCTGCTCGCCGCCGCCCTAGTCCGACCGATGGCTGTGTTGGGCTGGCGCTGCTTGAAGAACCGCCTTTCGCCAGTCCGCCGCCGTCATCCGAGACCTACCGCTTGGCATCAATGGCGGTAGTTTCCTCATGTCGGTCGAGACCGTCTTTTAATCCGCTTTAAAACAAGAAAACCGCCTGAGCGGCGGTCGGTGGTGAACGTAAAATGCCCGCCTCAGTTGTCACCCTGGGCGGGCATCTTCATCTTTGCATCTGGGCTTGCATGGCCTCGGCCTTTGCCTCCAGGTATCGCCTGGTCTCCAGGCACCAGTAGGCCAGGTCAGCCAAGTCCATCTCAGCCAGGCGGTCGAGACCGGTATGCACGGTCTCGGCCATCTGGATCAGGGCTTGGGCGTCTGGCCAGACTTTCCCAATTCACCCAGCTCCTCGGAGAGGCGCATCACGTCGAACAGATCCATTTCGTCGAAGTCTTCCATCAGGCAGGGCTTGCCGTCGACCTCGACGATTTCCGACAGCAGGGCAAAGGCCACGCGGGAGGAGTCGCCACCGGCCTTGCGCTGGGCATTGATGAGGGCAACACCCTTGCGGCGGTAGAAGATCGCCTGGGCACCACTGGGGAGCTTGACTTCCTTGAGTACGCCCGGTTTCTGGGTTGCAGTTTCAGCCATGTGTCAGTCCTTTCTTACTCGATGTTGGCGCGATAGTTGGCGAGTTGATCCTCGCCCGCCACCTTGTAGATGTTCGACATGGGGTCGAATTCCAGGATGTCCTGGCCGTCCAGCACCTGCTTGATGTAGTAGCAGGCGAAGCCGGTCGGGAATTCCGCGTTGTCGTGCTGCTTGAAGGTGCCGCCTGGGTTCTTCTTGAAGGCGACAGTCAGGAAGGTGACCAGCGACTTCTGCTCGGTACGCCCCTGGCTGGTGTAGGTCTCCACGCTGCAACGCACCTGGAGCGACACGAACTTGAAGGGGTTGGCCACCTTGGTCATCACGTCCTTGTAGAAGGATGACCACTTGATCTCGCCTTCCATCTTGTCGAAGCCGGAGGGCAGTTCGATGGTGCCGACCATGCCCAGGGCCTTGTGCTCGGACATCTTGGCGGTGACATCGGGCAGCTTGATTTCCTCGGCCTTGCCTAGCAGGGTGCCGCCGTCTAGGTAGACGTTGGCGTTGGTGATGCGATTGATGCTGACGCTCATGGGGCCTCCTTATTTCTTGCCGAGGTTTTTGAGGTAGTCGATGTTCACCCGCGTCTTGTGGGTGATGCGCTCGGCTGGGGTGGGCGGCATGTAGTCGCGCCGGAAGGTGACATGGCCTGCCGCCAGTTCGGTGGCTTCGTTGTCCGCCGGGTCGTACCAGCAGCGACCGTCCAGGATCGCGCCATCGGCCACCAGCTTGCGCAGGAAGGCATTGACGCTCTCGGACACCGAGTCGATCCAGGCATTGGTGATCGGCTGGTCGATGAACTGAAGGCAGAAGTACTCGATGGATTCGTCGATGATGTCGCCCACCGCCAGCACGTTCTCGAAGTTCGAGGGGTGCGTATCGGTCGGCCAGGCCGCCGTGCGGTTGCCCCACAGGCGCAGGCCGGTACCGAAGGAGTTGAACACCGTGGTGATGCCCACCTCGTTGAGCAGGTTCGCCTCGCAGTTGGGATCGTTGATCATGGCGCTGATGGTGCGCTCGATCCCGGTGATGCCCACGATCTCCTGGTTGGACATACTCCACCAATAGCCCTTCTCGATGTCGATGGCGTTGCCCAGGCCCGCCGCACGCTGGGAGAGCGGTTCCATGCGGTCGGTATTGGCCGTGGCGTCATAGACCTTGACGTGGGGGTAGAACAGCCGCGCCCGGCCACTGGAGGTGTTGAAGTTGATGGTTCCCTCCGGGCCGCGACCGGCAATCGCCTGGGCCGGGGTGATGCCGATGGGCGCATCGATATAGGCGCGACCGCGCAGCCGGTTGGCCATCGCAATCAGTTCGGTGGAGACGCTGTTCAGGGTGCAGTACACCGGCGCGATCAGGCGCTTGGGGAAGAAGCCCATCAGGGTGAAGCTGTCCAGCAGCGCCTGCATGCCAGTGCGCTTACCGGCGGCATCCACCGCGCCGATGATGTCGGCAGCAGTCACCTTGGTCGGGTCGGCATAGTCGTAGCTGACAGCCTTGACCGTGGCCCCCACGGCGATCCCGCCGCCAGCCACGCGCACCAGGGTGCCGGTCACGGCATCCAGGGTGTAATCGGTGCCTGCCGCGTAGGCGGTCGCACCATCGTTGCTCTTGAGCACCAGGTTGGCCACTGCCGGGTAGGCGAGCTTGACGCGATCATTCACGCCGAAGGTCAGCGACTCATTGGCCACGCTGCTCTTGTGGATGGCGGGGTTGAGCACGTTGACCACGATCACCACGCCGGAGGTGGGGCGGCCCTGGTCGAAGTTGGCATCCAGCGCCGAGGCGATGGTGAAACCCGGCAGGTCGCTGCCGAACTGGGCGGCATCCTTGTCGGCGGCGACCAACGTCGGCACATTCACCGGGCCGGTAGGTGCGGTGCCGATCAGGCCGGTCACTGCCGACTTGACCAGCTTGACGGGGCGCGGGCCATCCTTGATTACGATGGTCTCAACGCCATGCAGGAAGTTGGCGGCCATTACTTGGCTCCTTTCTTGAGGGTGGAGTCGGGGGCGTCAGCCGGAGCTTGGGCGTCGGCCACAGCGGGCGCTTCGTTCTCCGGCACCAGGTAGTCCAGGGCAACCAGCATCTGGACGTAGTCGTGGCCTTCGGGCAACTCGACAGGCTTGCCCCGGAACAGCATCACGTCTTGCTCTTTGCCGTCGACTTTGAGCGTGACGCTCGAATCGACCGGCCCTTGATAACGGTATTTCATGGTTCTCCTCACTTGAACGAGATTCGGGTGGATAGCGGGTCAAGGTCGGGTTCGCCTTCCTCGATCACCGTGGTGGTCGTGGCGAAGTCGATGGCGTACCGCCACTCGCCGCCGCCCTGGGAGAGGAATTCCTCGCCGATGGGCTTGAGTTTTGCGAAGGCAGGCGGCTTGAAGCCCGCCAGCGCCAGCCGTACCGCTTCCAGGTAGGCGTAGATGCCTTCCTTGCCGTTGAGGCTGCGGAAGACCAGCGTGACCTCCACTGCCATCACCCGATCCTGTACCACCAGGTCGGTATCCAGCAGGGGGCCAAACTTGCTGCCGTGATAGCGCACCAGCAGCGCACCCAGGGGATGGTTCAGCCGGTATTCGTCGGGGTCATCGGGGAAGGCTTCCACTTCCAGATCGGGAAAGCGGGCCTTCAGTCGGGCAATCACAGCCTCTTCGAGGGCCTCGCTGGTGTTGGGAATCAACGTGTCGCTCATGTCAGTACTTGTCCAGGGTGGATCGTCCGAAGAGACGTGAGCCGCTGGTCTTCACCCGCATCTTTCCTGGCTCCGGCTGGGAGCCAAGCGAAGCCTGGACACCGATGGTCAGCGCTCCTTTCTGGATGGCCGCGAGCATGTCCATTGCCGCCTTGTAGGCCCGCACCACCGCCGGAGGCAGATCATCCTTGCCCTCCGGGCGGCGGGCGTAAAGCCAGTGCCTGGCGATGTTGACGGTCAGCTCGCGCACCCCCGTGGGCACATCCTTGAGCGGCAGCTCGTAGCGGCTTCGCAGGTAGCCGTCGATCACCTCTTCGGCGTGCGCCACGGCACGCTCGATGACCGGGAGATTCGGCTCGGTGGCGGGCGAAGTGTCGTTGGACAACTGCGCCAGCGTCCGGGCCGGAATCGCCAGGGTCAGGTCTTCGAGGGTGCAGTAGCGCATGGGTTAGGCTGCCTTCAGCTCGACCAGGGCTTCGGGGAAGAGGCACAGGGCCAGCGGGTTGGCCTGTACTTCCAAGTCCCAGCCCTTGCCCATCTTGCGGGCTTCGGCCTTGGCGTAGTACGGCTGACCGATGGTGTTGACGGTCTCGTTGTAGTTGGCCGGGGCGTTGTACATGGCGAAGGCACCGCGAGCCACCGGGAACACCTGAGCCACGCCTTCCGGGATGAACTTCTGGCCGGATACCGTGACGTCGTATTCCACGAACTCGATGTCGCCGTAGCGGAAGCCGCTACGCATGTCGCCACCGAGGCGATCCTGCGCTTCCTGGTAGGCCGCGTAAGCCTTCTGCACATTGGCATGGCCAGTCAGCGCATCGAAGAAGGCGGCATCGCAGAAGGCACGGAAGCCGGTGACCATCACGCCGGAGAGCTTCTTCTCGGCATGGCGCTTGGCATCCAGGCAGAACTTGCGGACATCGGTGGCCTCGACCCCGAAGGCGATGTTGATGGACTTCTTGGCCACGCCGAATTCGTCGTACAGGTCGTAGATGACCGCGCCATCGGCATCCAGAATCTTGCCGCGCAGGGCACCCCCACGCTGCCACTCGCGGGTGGCCTCAATGCTGTTCTTCAGCTCCTGCAACTTGTTGTTGATGACCACCGCCTGGCTGTTGGCCACGGTTTCCTGCCCGAAGGGGGCAATGTTCTGGAGGTCACCCGGCAGAATCTGGCCGGAAAGCGGAAGGTGGGCGGTCTCGAAGACGCGACGGCGGCGCTTGCCGCCCTTCATGGGCTGGGCATCGACATTGCGGGAGGCATTGGGCACCAGGATCAGGCGGCCCTCGTTCTCATCAATCGTCACCGTGGTGGTGGCGATGCCCTTTTCGTCGAAGAGGCCCATCGCACCCACCTTGCCAGGCATGGCGGGCAGCTTGTTCACCGAGGCGGTGAGGGTCGTTACGTTAAACAGATCAGCCAGGTTCATGGCATAGCTCCTATGTTGTTAGAGGGCGGCACGGGCCACGATGCCCCGCGCCTCCAGTTCGTCCAGGGCCGCCGCCTTCTGGGCATCGGTGGCGCCGACAGGCCAGACCAGGCCAGCCACATCCACCACCGCGCCACGGGCCAGCACCACGCCATTCTTGTCCGCAGCCGAGGCATCGACCTTTTCATAGGCGACCGCCACGGCCTTCTCGGCCCCGCCGTTACCGGCGAAGTCGACGGCCTGGTACTTGCCGCCAACCTTGGCCAGCACGGTGAGCGGCTGGATCAGGCTGCCAGTGAGGGTTGCGGCTTCCCGGCTCCAGGCCGGATTCACTTCCACCAGCACCAGGTCAGCGACCGGCGTGGCAAGGGTTTGGGTACTCATGCGAAATCCTTCCGTTTAGTTGGCCGCTGCCCGAGCTTCGGCGTCGGCCAGCAGGGGGTTGATCTCTTTGCTGGAGGTGGCGCGACCCTTGGTGGCCGCTTCGCCGAACTCGACAAACTTGGGCATCTCGCCCAGGAAGCCCTTGAGGGCATTCACCAGGGGCTGCTTGCCGTCGCCATCGCCGAACTCGACCGACTTGCCATCGGCAGCGGGCGTGGCCGCCAGGTCGAGCACCGCGACCACGGCATCCTTGTGCTTGGGGGCCAGCACGCCCTTGCCCACCAGGCCCTCGGCAAAGGCAGCGTTGTCCTGGTGGCGCTTGGTCGCCTGGGCTTCCTTGTCGCGGGCATCGCGCTGGGCGAGCGTTGCTTTGAGCTGGGCGTTTTCGGCCTCCAGCCGGGCCTTTTCTTCAGGGGTCACTGCGTCGATCTCCTTCGGGTTGTCAGTGGTGGGTAAAGCGGGGTCAGCAAAGGCCGGGGCGATGCTTCCCGCCTCCGGTTCGGGCTGAACGGCGGATTCCTGCATGGAGTCCACGTTCCAGCTCGGCAGGGCGCGGTCAGCCTCCTCCTGGCCGAACTTGGCCAGGAACCAGTCGCGCAGGCTGCGCCATAGGCTGGCGTTGGTGCGGTCGCTCCAGTCGCCGAACTCAATGGCTTCCTGGAAGGCCACGCAGCCATCGTCGGCATCGGCAAAGGACGGGTTGTCCAGACCCTTCACGCCAGGGGGCTGTGCGCCCAGGAAGCCGACGTGACGCAGGTACCAGACACCGGGAACGGGGTTGCTGGGGGAGTCGGGGGAATAAAACTTGGCCGAGACCTTGCCGTAGCGGCGAAGACCTACCTGCTCGGCAAACGCGGCTTCGACATCACGGGGCGCGGCAAACAGCCCGCGCTCATTCGCGATCAGCGCCTGCACCCAGCCCTGGGCCGGATCGTCAGTCTTGGGGTGGCCAATCACCAAGGGGGCTTCGTGCAGCTTGGGGTTGTATGCCCGCGCTGTTGCCGCTACATCCGCCTCGGAGAACTCGATGACCTCGCCAGCCATCGTGACATGGCGGCCAGGCCTAAAGATGTGGATGGGTTTGGTCGTGTTCATGGAGCCATGATGGCCCGCACGACCAGGGCGGTCTTTTAATCGGATTTAAAAGAAGCGGGGGGCAAAGCGGTCAGCGTTGTCCGTTTTGCCGGATGGAAGGACGCCTCCTGCAGTAACACGCAGGAGAGGGCAGACCGACAATGCCCCTGGCCTGATTTATAAATCGGTTTACGTGCGCTCCACCAGACTAGGCAAGGGGAAGGTGCCAGCCACGGAAAAAGACGCGCCAGACGGGGCGGCGATCAAAAGCGCCAGCGCTGGCGCTTTTGCCACCAGCACAGCATCATCGCCTACGTTCTACGCTGGGTTCTTTGGTCTACCGATGCCATCGGGACATGGAACCGTGTATTCAACGATATCTACTCCCTGGTAGGTTAGCCTCATGGCCCAACGCTCACCTTTGCGTTTGATGGACAACAGATTCCTGTCTGCCAGGTAGTCCAGTTCGCGCTGCAACTCGTGAATCGTTGCATCCTGATAGAGCGTTTGAACAAGGGCGAGTAACGCTAGGTCAGTCATTCTCTCTGGTCTGTGAGCATCCAGCCAACATAGAACCCGCCACCGTGTCTGCTCGCGCCTTGCCTTTTGAATCGAAAAGGCATCCAACGAGAGGGGTTGAGCGGGATGCACCGCCGCCGCCCGATTATGCACTTCGCTTCCCCTTGATACGTTGCGCGAACGCAGCGCTTGTCTCCCGCAACAGGCGTTGTTGCTCCTCAGGTGAATTCCTGTAGTTGTCTAGCAGAGCAGTCTCGTCAGGCTTGAGGGGAGCAACCGGCGCGGCAGCGCCGACGCGCTGGCCGGTGAGGATGTAGAGGACATCCGCGCCCGCTGTTGCGATGGCAGCCAGATAAGCCCCATCCGGCGCCCGCTCACCAGATTCGTAGTTGAACTGGGTCTTCCTCCCAATTCCACCAATTGCCGCGAAGTCGGTCTGGTTTAAGCCAAGCCTGTCTCGTTCTTCTTTTAGGCGCTCGCCGATGGGTAAAAATAAACTCATAAAAATCCCTTGACGATGGGTACGTTCGTACCCATAATCACAAACATCAATCAAACATCTTTCATAGAGACCAGGCCGCCATGCCCCGCTCCAGCGAACAGCGAATCTACATGCCCAAGCCCAGCCCCTTTGCTAATGAAACACCGGGGGAGCGCCGTTCCCGCCACTACCGCCGATATCTCCAGATGGTGGCAGGTAACACAGAAGCGCCTCCAGAAATTCCTGCACCGCCTGTGGCTGATCGGGATGCTGGGGCGCAGCAACCAGGAGTTTCCGAATGAAACCCTCGGCATCGATCACCCCGGTTCGCCCCAGTTCCAGCACCAGATTTCCCAGCACGAAACGGGATATGGCCGCATCCCTTTCTGCACACCACACCCTGTCCTCAATCTGCCCGATCCAGTCCGCCAAGTACTCCGGCGTCAGTTCTGGCTCGTCTTCAACATCCATGCAACACCTCCCCGTTAAAGGAGCCATCGCCATGACCCCTCAACAGATCAAATCCAAGTTCCGCCGCGAGGGCAAAACCTTTACCGAGTGGGCTGCCGAACACGGCTACCCCCGTAACGCCGTCTATCGCGTCCTCAACGGCTTCGACAAGGCGAACTATGGCCGCGCCCATGAAATCGCCGTGAAGCTGGGCATGAAAACCCCCGACCAGATTGCAGCGTAACCATACCACCCACCAAAACGGACAACGCTGACCGTTTTGACCACTCAGGAGAAACGCCATGCAACTGCAAACCCTCACCACCCAATTCCACGGCCAGCCCGTTCAAATCATCGACCATGCGGGCCAGAAGTGGCTGACCGCTCAAGAAGTCGGCCAGTGTCTGGGCTACAACGAGGCCAACGCCCGCACTGGCATTACCAATCTCTATAACCGCCACGCAGACGAGTTCACTGAGACGGATACCTGCGCCATCAAATTGATGGCGCAGGGTCAGATGCGTGAGACGCGCATCTTCTCTGCCACCGGCTGCCAGTTGCTGGGCTTCTTTGCCAACACCGACCGCGCAAAGCAATTCCGCGCCTGGGCCAAACAGGTACTGGCCAGCGAAATGACCGGTCAGCCACATTTTCCTGCCCCGACTCAGAAGGGCCGCAGTGGCCGGGCGCAGATCACGCGCCAGGTGGAATTCGATGTACTCACCTTGTTCGTTCAAGGGCTTTCTCAAAAGGACATCTCCCGACAGGTTGGCATCAGCACCAGCACAGTGTGCCAGTTGCTTCACGCCCGTTACCGTTTCACCCCGGATGCAGGCGAAGACCTTACCACTCCGGCGCTGTTGCAGGCGGTCGTGGCTCGCCACATCAGCGAGGAACGGGCGCGGCTGACCAAGAAGTACTGCGCCAGCGCCGCCAATCGCGGGCTTGAGCATTACCTGGACGGTGCCGGACAAGGGCTGCTGGGCGGCAACTGACCTCCCGTAAATGGTCATGACCATCCAACACCCCCACCCGCCAAAACGGACAACGCTGACCGTTTTGACCAAGCGCATCCGGCTTACGCCCGGACAGCGCGATGAACTGCGCCACCAAGCAACCTTGCTTTGCATATCCATGCAGGAAGCCTACAGGTTGCTACGGGCCGGATCGCTTTCCGTCTGAGGCAGATACAGGTCGCCAATCATGTCAGCCCATCCCTCCACCTCCTCAGTCACGCGCCCCACCTCTGCCGAGTCCAGCCAACTGGCCTTCGGTGAAGTGGCGAACTGCTCCAGCTTGGCCACGACTGCGGCAACGTCCATTAGCCCAGCGCGGACAACTGCGTCCAGCAGCGCCTCGATGATCAGGTTCTGCGCCGTTATCCGGGCTTGCAGACGGTTTCCCAGGTCAGTCATGACCAGCCTCGTTTCTCGAATTATCCGCCGTCAATCCTACAGGCTGCAAATCGTTTGCACCCATTCAAAACAGCGATTTGTTTGGAATGCCGCATGGCAAGGGGGATTCCAATGAGCCGCAGGAATTGGAAACGCATCCAGCCCAGCAGCCTTCGCGCCGCCCTGGAGCTGTGCAAGGACTTCGCCAAGGAGCGCCACAACCTGTCGGTGGAGCGCATTGCGGAGCAGATGGGGCTGACCGATCACTGGACGGTCTACAAGTGGATTCAGACCGGGCGCATCCCGGCCAACATGATCCGCCCCTACGAGACGGTGTGCGGCATCGACTTCGTTACCCGCTGGCTGGCCGCCAGTGCGGGCCGCCTGCTGATCGACATCCCTACCGGACGCAAAGCGAGTGCCACCGAAATGCAGGTTCTTCAGGAACTGCTGAACACAGCGGTTGGCCAGCTTCTTCAGTTTTACGGTGGCAAGACCCAGGCAGACGAAACCCTGGGCGCAATTCAACAGGCAATGGAGGGGCTGGCCTGGCACAAGGGCAATGTGCAAAAGCACCTCGAACCCGAACTGGATTTTCAGGAGGTATGACCATGCTCAACAAACAGGAGTGGATCAGCTACGACCTGGCCAAGAAGGTGCCGGATATGCGCCGTGGCTTCCGCATCGAGACCCACTACGGGGAAATCGACATCGACGGCGAAGACGCCAAGCCCTTTGCGGAACTGCTCGAGCGTCTGCTGAAGAAGAAGCTGGCGGCCCTGAACAAGGACATCAACCAGGGTGAAGCCCATGACTGAAGAACGCCAACCCTACGAGTCCAGCAGCCAGCAGCGCATCTTGAAGGTGCTGCTCACCATGTTCGGCCACGAGGTCTCCGGCATCGCGCCGGGCGAGCTGGCCAAGCTGGCAGAGATCACGCCCCAGGAGGCCACTCGCGACCTGGCCAACCTGCGTATCGCTGGCCTGGCCGAGACCATCCCGGAAACCGGACGGTGGCGGCTCACGCCTCGCCTGCCGCAGAAGGCCCTGGTGATGCTGAACGAAATCAACCGCGCCGCTGAAAAGATCAAGGAAACCCAGCAGCGCTACACCCGCAACCCCTACTGACACGTCAAGGAGAAATCATGCCCCGCAAGCCAACGGCACCCGTCAAGCCCGACGAATCCATCGTTGATCAAGCGCAACTGGCGGAAGACTTCCGGCAGGCCGCAAACCTGGCTCCAGCCCTGATCGAGATCGACAAGCGGTTCTCGGACGGCCTGCCGTATGACCAACAACGGATCATCAACGAGTGCCGTTTCTACATGGCACAGAGCGCCGAAGCCATGCTGGAAGCCGGGAAGCGCCTGATTCTGCTCAAGGAGCACGAAGCTCACGGTGAATTCACCTACATCGTCACCGAGCAGCTTGGACTCAACGAGCGGGTTGCCCGCCGGATGATGCAGGCCGCGTTCAAGTACAACTCCCCGCAACTCGAAGCAAAACGGACAACGTTGGCCGTTTTGGGTAAGGCGAAGCTGTTCGAGCTGATGGCCGAGGATGATGAAGAACTGGCGGCATTGGCCGAGGGCGGATCGGTGGCCGGTCTAACCCTGGACGACATCGACCGCATGAGCACACGCGAGTTGCGCCATGCACTCCGCAAAGAGCGCCAGGACGCGGGCGATTCCCGCGAAGACCTGGAAAAGGTCATCGCCCAGAAAGACAAGAAGCTGAACGACTACGCCCTGGAACTGGAGCGTCTTCAGCGCATGCCGCCGGAGGCCAAGGAAGCCGAGCGCCAGCGCATCGAGAACGAAACCCTCTCGCAACTCCAGGATGCATCCCTGAAGCTGATGTTCGAGGTGCAGACCTTTTCGCAATCGGTCGCCAATTGCCTGGCAGGAACCGAACAGGAGTCGGCCATGCAAGAAGCCGTTTGCTCCACGGTGCGCTGGCTGTTCCAGCGGATTGATGAAGTGGCCAAGGGCAACGGCATCCCGGTGGACTTTGCAGAGATGGTCACACCGTCCTGGATGCGCGATGCCATGCAGCGTCATGGTATCGAGGCCGAGGAGGTCTGACATGCATCCCGCCGAGCTTTCCGAACTCGATTACCTGCGCGAACTGGCCGCGAGGCTGGTCAATGCCCGCCACGGCACGAAGGGGCCAATGGTGGAGGCTGCTGCCGAGTTTCTGAACTGCTCGCAGCAGGATGTTTATCGTCGCCTGGAACGCGCCGGGTTCGACAGTGGCCGCAAGCCGCGTGCCGACAAAGGCCGGATCAGCGTCCCGGAGGCACTGGCACGCAAGGCTGCCGGGATGGTCAGCCTGGCCACCCGCGCCAATGGCAAGAAGACGCTGGCCATCAAGGATGCACTGGAAATTCTCAAAGCCGATGGCCACGGCAGCGTGGATACCGAAACCGGGGAGATCACACCCATCGACGTTTCGGCCACCACGCTGGCACGCGCCATGCGTCAGTACAACTGCCACCCGGAGCAACTACGCCAGCCACGCGCCTGCGTACAGCAGCAGAGCCTGCATTCCAATCACGTCTGGCAGATCGACGCCTCGGTGTGCGTTCTGTTCTACCTGCCCAAGGGCGGCCTGGCCGTGATGGATGAAAAGGAGTTCTACAAGAACAAGCCGCAAAACATCCGCCGCATCGAGAACGACCGCGTCATCCGCTACGTGGTGACCGACCACTACAGCGGCGACTTCTACCTGGAGTACGTCACCGGCGCGGAAGACGCCGCCAACCTGACGCAGTGCTTCCTGAATGCCATCCAGAAACGCAGCCTGGATGACCCCATGCACGGGGTGCCGCTGATCCTGATGATGGACAAGGGTTCTGCCAACTTGTCCGGTCTGTTCCTCAATCTGCTCGACCGCCTGGACGTGCAGCACATCGAGCACCTGCCAGGCAACCCTCGCGCCAAGGGCCAGGTGGAGAAGACCCAGGACATCGTGGAGTGCAAGTTCGAGGGCCGCCTCCAGTTCTACCCGGTCGCAGACTTGGCCGAGTTGAACGCCAGGGCCAACCAATGGCGCACCGTCTTCAACGCCACATTCCGCCATACCCGACATGGCCGATCCAGAAACGCCATGTGGATGACCATCAAGGAAGACCAGCTTCGCTTGGCTCCCCCGCTGGAACTGTGCCGCGAACTGGTCACCACACGCCCGGTCGAGGCCACGGTACGCCCCAACCTGACTATTTCCCACAGCATCAAGGGCTACGGCTCCAACGAGTACGACGTGCGTTTCATCCCTGGCGTGATGCCGAAGATCAAACTGACTGTGGTGGTGAATCCGTACCGCGCCCCGGCCATCGACGTGTTGATGCAGGACGAAAAGGGCATGGATGTGACCTACACCGTGGAACCGGTGCAGAAGACCGAGGCAGGATTCTTCGCCGATTCCCCGGTCATCGGCCAGAGCTTCAAGGCCCAGGCAGACAGCGCGGTCGACACCGCCCGCAAGGACATCCGCAAGGAAGCCTACGGGGTCGAAACCCAACTGGAGGTCGATGCCAAGCGCAAAGCCAAGGCCCCGGCATTCGAGGGCAGTCTCAACGTGTTTGCCGACATCGAGCAGGCCAACGTACCCGACTACATGCCTCGCCGTGGCCGCGATCTTGGCATTGACGCCAGCCGCCGCGAAATTGCCCCTCTCAACCTGGTCGATGCCGCCAGGCAAATCAAGGCCAGGGTCGGCGATGCCTGGACGGCAGCCACCTATCAATGGCTGGCCCAGCGCTTCCCCGATGGCGTTCCCCAAGATCAGATCGACGGCATCGTGGCCGATCTGTCCGGCCCGGCATCCGGGCGCAAACAGCCGCTCAAGGTAGTGGCAGGAGGAAGTGTGCAATGAGGCTGAAGCAAGTCCTGGCGGCCATCGGCGTATCGCAGAAGGCGCTGGCTCAGGCAATTGGTTTGTCACCCGCCAGCGTGGCGCAACTGGTTAATCACCACCAGTGGCCCAAGAGCCTGGACGCGGAGCAGATCAAGGAAAAGGTGCGGGTGTTCTTGCGGGAGCGTGGCGCAAGCCAGGCCGACCTGGACTCCGCTTTCGACGTGGCCTTGGGCCATGAGAGTGAGGAGCCGGAGTGTTGCAGCACCCCGGCCCCGGTTGAAGCATCCCTTACTAAGGAGGAAGTCATGTTACTACGCAGGCAGGGCCTGTTTCCAGCGGCCAAGAAGCATTTCAGTTTGTTCCGTGACCCGTTTGCCGACGATGTCCAGTCCCACGAGGATGTCTTTGTCAGCCCGGATATCCGCTACGTGCGCGAGGCGATGTTCCAGACGGCCAAGCATGGCGGCTTCATAGCGGTGACCGGCGAATCCGGCGCGGGCAAGAGCACCTTGCGCCGTGACCTGGCGGATCGCATTGGGCGCGAGTCCCAGCCCATCATCGTCATCGAACCCTACGTGCTGGGCATGGAGGATAACGACCAGAAGGGCAAGACTCTCAAGGCCCTCCACATTGCCGAAGCCATCCTCAACACCGTCGCGCCTCTTGAGCACGTCAAGCGCAGCCCGGAAGCCCGCTTCCGCCAGTTGCACCGGGTGCTGCGGGATTCGCGGCGAGCGGGCAACAGCCATGTGCTGATCATTGAAGAGGCCCACGGCCTGTCCATCCCGACCATCAAGCACCTGAAGCGTTTCTTCGAGCTGGAAGACGGCTTCAAGAAGTTGCTCTCTATCATCCTGATCGGCCAGCCGGAACTGAAGCTGAAGCTCTCCGAGACCAACCACGAGGTGCGGGAAGTGGTTCAGCGGTGCGAGGTGGTCGAGTTGATGCCCCTGGACACCCGCCTGGAGGAATACCTCAAGTTCAAGTTCGACCGCATCGGCAAGCCCCTGAGCGAGGTGATCGACATGAGCGGCATCGACGCGATCCGGGCCAAGCTGACCATCGCCACCAATCGCCGGAGTGATGCGGGCCGCCGGGATACCGTTTCCCTGCTGTATCCCCTGGCGGTCGGCAACCTCATCACTGCCAGCATGAACCTGGCCGCCGAGATCGGCGCACCCACGGTCAGCGCCGACGTGGTACGGGAGGTGTGACATGGCCACCGTTCTGCACATCGTCAGCCAAGTACCGATGGAGGTCAGCATGTCCAAGGTGTTCAACGAGAGCTTCATCGGGCGGCTGGCCACGATGAACAGGGCCGCCCGCGCCCTGCGCGAGTTGGGTTACCGCGTTGTCCGGCAGGAACTGAACCCGGCTCGTGGCAATCGCCCGGAAGTCCAGGTCGAGCGCGATGTCACGCCGTCCATCGGCCCCCTGCTGGATCGCTCCAGGGGGCGCATGTGGCGCACCGAGGGAGGGAAGAAGCGGGGCTATACCGAGTTCCAGGGCGTGACCGTCTGCTGGGAGGAAGCATGAGCGATCCGATCATCACCATGTGCCCGACGATGGCCAACCCGGAAGCCTTCAGCAGCGTACCCGAACTGCGCCAGGAACTGCACCGCGCAAACGAGAGCATCTTTGGCTTGGCGGATCGCCTGCACCGCATGAACGGCCTGGCCAACTACCTCAGTGACCGACTGATCAAGCTGGTGCAGGCGCATCTTGCCGAAGATCAGACCACCATTCAGGCCGAACTAACGGAACTCGCCGAGAACTACCAGCGCGAGCAACAAGCCAAGCAGGGGAGGCAGCACTGATGCGTACCCGCTGCCCGGCCTGCGGCGCGACCCTCTCCCTGGATGCCCTGGTGGCCCACGACGGGGCACGGGAAGCACTGGCCGCCGTGTTCAAGCTCTCCGGCCCGCTGGGATCGGCGGTGGTGCGCTACCTGGCACTGTTCCGCCCGGAGACGCGGGAACTGACGATGGATCGGGTGGGCCGCCTGCTGGCTGAAATCCTGCCCGACATCCAGGCGCAGCGGATCAGCCGCGACGGGCAGGTGTTCGAGGCTCCTCTGGAATCCTGGATATGGGGCATCGAGCAGAGCATCGCCGCCCGTGACTCCGGTCGCCTGAAGACGCCCCTCAAAACGCATGGCTGGCTCTATGAGGTCATCAGCAGCTACCGGCCCACGGCGGGCCAGGTGGTTACCGATGGCACCCCACGCCTGACCACCGGCAAGCAGCCATCGCGGACGTTGTCCGGCATTGCCGCCCTGGAGGATTTCAAGCGTGGTAGCTGACTGGCTTCGTGTCGAGATCGCGTCCGGCCTGCAAAAGCTGCTGGCCCTGCGCCTGATGGGCACGCCCCCGGAGGATGCCATCGTCGGCACGGCGGAAGTCTGGCTGGAGGCGATGGAGCATTGCGGCATCCAGTGGGCGGAACAACT